CCTGTGCTGCCACAATGCCAGTGCCATCATCACCTACAGTGGTACCAAAGAATGTAGTTGGATCAACTACAATATTCATACTTACACTGTTGGTGCTGGTAGTTGCTATTTGTTGTTTAGCAGTAGCATCTAGTTGACTCCATGTAAACACGTCGTTAGATGCGTTAATTGTGATATCCTGTAGTGCAGGCACTGTGATAGGACTTGACTGTGTTAAATCGCTGGTGTCACTGGCGATGTCTATAGTCAATGTTACCTGTTTGTCTGCTACACCAGGACTTGGATTGATATATGCCATGTTTTATTCCTTATATTAGTTTGGTAAATTCATACTCGATTGTGGTTACTAGGATATTATCTACAAATTCTGTAGTAGCATTTGCAGTTCTGTTATAATATCCCAGTGCTCTTATGTCTGCGTGATCTTTGATGCCTATTAGGTTTGAGACTATGTCTTCATAACTTTCATTGACCTTGGCTTCCTGTGCAAAATACACTCTAACAGTGTTAGTAATATTATTAATAGCTGAATTATCCAAGGTTGGTATGAACTGCGCTCTAGTTGTTTGCATAACATCTACATAAATCTTACGTAGATTTTTAACATACAAGGGCGTAGTGTCTGCACTATATGGGAACTCTTGACTCAGAGTCAATTGCCCCGTATCTGTATCTTGGACTAGGTCTACTATCAATGCTCTCATCTAACTCTCTTAAACTGGATTTGTCCAGGTTGCTTTTCTGTTGATTCTATAGTGTTATCATCATCAAAGTCATACCAATCGCCTAATTTAACTAGGTCTTCGAATAGTCTTTGTGCTTCAACACTATAGTAGCCCATCTTCTTACGTTCTGCACTATCCTCATTGCCAAAGTCTGCAACTCGGGGCAGTATGTATTCTGCTAGGCCCACATATACACAGAGGTCTGTAAAGTTCTGCTGTCTTGCCTTGATCCTGTCTACGTCTAAACTGGGTATATCTGCTAGGCTAATAACAGTGGTGCCAGTTTGACGACGTAGCCAGTATCCGCGCCACCAATCAGTTAATCTTAAACGATCTAAGATACGCTGGGTGGCTCGCTCCAACAATGGCTCAACAACATCGTCCGATAGGCCCTCATTTACTTCAAATAAGCGTTGGTCCAGCTCAATAACATCTGTATATTCAGCAAAACTTGTAACGCTACCACTCACTGTGACGAAGGCCATATCGCTCCTCCTATTAGGCTGGATCTACTAAGCTAGAATCAGCTGTGATCTTGCAGCCATAACCGTCATATAATTCACCAACGGCATAGTGCATACTGGCCACAACGTCATCACCAATATAACTGGCTCTACGCTGTGTTTCAATGGTCATATCACCAATCATAGCTAGGCCAAGAGCATCACGATGGAATACTGCACCAACATAATCACCAGCAGTACCAGTGTCAGCAATGTTTGAGCTTTCAAATACTGGAACACCAAACAGTGTGCCTACATAACCTGTGGCCATGGCTTCATTTTGAATAATGCCTGGATTTGGATTAGCAAATGTATTGGTCAAGTTAGCTTTTAGGTCATAGGCTACATATGGATGTACCACAGCTGCCAGTGCATCAGCTGGAACTGCATTGGCACGTAGCTTGGCCACTGCCTGTGCAATTAAACTTGCACTCATTGCTGTAGCGGCACCACCTACTGTAAGACCAGTAAATCCACTGAACAATGCTAGTAAATCACTGTCTACTTTGCGAGCAATTGCTTCACCAAATAGTCTTCCTAGATCAGCTACTACATTACTGGCTGCACTGGTGCGAGCTAAATCTGTAAGTAGTGTTCTAATACCAATGGTTGCTACAGTTAGTGTAACACCATCAGTGCTTACTGCTGTGTTTGAAACTTCATCACCTTCAGTTACAGCGGCTGCTGTTTGAATTGGGTAACGTGGAACTGTAATAGTTTTTCCACTGCCTGCTGGTATAGAATAATTCTTTACCAAGCCTCTCATAATACTACGCTCGCTGGCTACGAACATAGCTTCTGCTACAATACTGGGTAGCAGATCATTTAGTGTGGTTGTTGTTGAACCGGCCATGTTATATTTTCCTTATAAGTTAACGGAGTCCTTGACTCTTACGGTATTCCTTATAACGTGCTCTATCCGCCGGATCATTCATGTTTAATTTTGTTACATCCAAACGGGCCACAGAGTTCGTTATAGTGCTCTTTGAGTTAGCAGTAGTAGGAGTGGCCTGTTTAAAATGTGGATTTGCTTCTAAAAAATCACGGACTAGGTCCTCCACACCCCATGCGCTACCTTTATCCGTATAGCGAACAGATCCTTTGAGGTCTACTACTTCAACTTCGCCCTCGTCATTAAGTCTAACCTGATTGCTCAATAAGGCCTTAACCTGTTCTGCATTAACAGCATTTAAACGACTGGCAGCACTGAGTAAAGGTGTATTGATCTTGTAGTCCTTAATAATGAGATCTCTTTTGGTTATTTCTGCATCTTTCTTACTGACAATTTCCTGTAGAGTTTTTTCGAATTCGCCACGTTTGAGTTGAGCTTCTTGTTCACGTTCCTGATGTTTCTTAACCACCTCACGTAATTGGCTTGGGTCACCTAAATCCTCAAAAGGTTTAAGTAACTTCTTTTCCAAACTTGTTCTCATACGAGCCATCATACTATCTACTTCTTCTTGTGTGTAAGATTTAGCCTGCGCCTGGTTTGAATTATTAACGGCAGCTCCAGTAGCCACCTCGCTGATGTTTTCCTCGGCCATCATTACCTCGCCTTTCCTAAAAAAGTTATACCAAATATTTATGTATAGTTGCAAAAAAGCAACGATATTTGGGCATTTTTGCAGTGTTGTTCAAATACTACACCAAGACTTGACAGTATAGCATAGTGGCAATATAATACGAATATGGTAGCAATAGTGCTCCATAACACTTTAAGGAACTAAAATGGCAGGTCTTACACTCAAACAGCGTAGAATGGCAGCAGAAATTGAAAATCATCAAATGCTGCGTATCCTAAAAGAAATCATCACACCTGAACAAGAAGATTTGGCAAGACAATTGTTTACCAAATGGCACCAAGAAAACTGGGCTATTATTAAACATCAACTCAAATTGGACTAGTTGTAGTTCTACAACACTAAGATTTGACAGCATAGCCAAGTGATTGTATACTATGGTTATGCTGTTAAACAGCATATTTTTTAACACACACATAGGACTAGTAAAAATGGCAAGTAGTAAGGTAATGATGCTTAGAGCAAAGGCTGCTAAAAAGGCTAAGGCTAATCCAGAAGGTTTTCGTATTGACGAAGAGAAGTTTCTTCAAAGTCTTCTAATAGTTTCAGAACTGCTAATAGCAGATAATCCTAATCAAGACTATGCTGAGACAGAAAATAGTCTTTGGGCAGCAAAAGAAATGATTCTAAAACACAAACTAAACAGCACTGACCTTAAACAGATGCTTAAGTTTCGTGAAACATTTGAGCAAGCCCTTAAAAAAGGATATGGTGTAGAATTGGCTACTGGGTTAATGGCTTTTGCTCAAGATCAAGAGCAATGTCTCAAACTTGCCCAAGTGCCTCAAAAAGTAAGAACTACCTCAGGGTTCTTAGATACACTGATTGCCGTTTTATCCTTTAAGACTGAACACATAAAATTCATTAATATGAGTTTGGCTTAAACAATTCAGAGCCGTGCTCTTGGGTGCGGCTCATTTTATATTTTTGGAGGCAGTAGAATGAAAAATATCCAAGCAAAAAAGAGATTACTCAAAATGGCTGACAAATGGATGAAGCGAGGTATCAATCCTAACTTTGATGAAATGGATTTTTTAGAGGAAATGTGGCAAGTGGCATTCAAAGCATATCCGTCTCTGAAAACAACTGAAGACGAATATTATGTAAGTGAATCTAAGTTAAGTAATATGGTAGGTATGGCAGCAGACGAGTTGGAGGCATCACTATGAAATCCTGGGCTATCGTCATTATAGCCCTTGTCATTGCCGGGTGCGGTGATACAGGCTGTAGCATAGATACTTGGGAATATAGGGAATTTTCAAACGGATCCTATAAATATTACGTATGTTATGAGGAGACCTGCGCTGGAACCAACTACAAGACCAGACAATGCCGTAGTCGTTAGCACTTGGTATAGTGTATTCGGTGTGCAAACTGAAGTGGATCATTTGTGCAGTCAAATATGTCATGGTTATTATTGGCTGCACATTGAGGATTATACGGATTGGCGTGATGCCATACGTCTAAGTCGTAATCTCTATGCTTATCGTATTGTTAAATGCGAAATGTATTATCATAATAATCAATTTCACGGAATAAGAGGAACCAGTTTAGATGAGAACACTACTGATTAGCGAATATGAAATCTTAGCACATGACCTAGATGCTACAAATTTTAGCAATAGACAGATATATATGCACTATGGTCCCAGTGCCAAAATGGCAGGAGCTCTTGGATATCACCCCAATCGTATGATTTATATTATACCAGAAACTGATCCTTGGTTCACTGTATATTCATTAAAGGGTATTGGTCAACATCACACATTTGATACTGAGGTATTAGAAAGGAATGGTTGGATATGAAATATCTTGTCATAACCTGTGATGAACTAGTGCGTCATAATCTTGGTCACTATACTGGTATATTAGATCTGGATGACAGCGTGGATAAATTGGGTAGAAGTAGTGTGCCAGAGTGGACACCTACTGGCATAGTGCCTAAAATGATTACAAGCTATTACATACCAGAAGCTAATAGATTGTATGATTTATTACGTTATACTGGTATTGGTTGGATTAAAACCTACGACGACGCCATACAATAATATTTGGCACAATAATAGCTAAAAATACTGCTAGTACTGTGCCAGTAACCCATAACAACTTAGGTTCCATCAATAACCTTTCTTTTTCTTACCATTCTTCTTTTTCATATCTGGCTCCTTTTCATAATTGGCTAATTGTTCAGCTGCCTCTCTTACATCCTGGGCGATCTTGAGCCAATCTATCTCATACTGCTGTGGCTTAACTAGATCTGCCCTTGCTGTTAATACATAACGTAATCTATTCATTAATTTAATAACCTTGCCTTGGCCTCAGCTATATCACTGGCCGAAATTTCACTGTGTAGTTCCAATATTTGTGCATCTTCCAATCCATCCATAATCATTTGCTGTATGTGAGGAATACGATTGGCTTCAGTGGTTGGTGTCATCTCATCTTCTTCTGGATGTTCTAGATATGCTTGATCTAGACCCAAATCCAAATCCATTAATTCTACCAGTTCGTGATCTATGGCTACCAATATAGCAGGATCTGTAGCAATAGTCTTGGCCTTGGTTAATTTTTCTAGTTCATTGGCATCGTCACGAATATTAAAGCTGTCTGGATACGTTATTTCTCCCTGCCACTCGTAGCCTTGATACAGAGCTATAATTTCCCATATGTGTTCTTCTGCTAGTTCTAAACTATCAGCTAGTTCACTTAGGCGTGCATTTAATAATTCAAATTCGGTTTGGATGGCTATGCCACTGGCAGTGCGAGTCTCTGTAGTGCGTATTGCACCAGTATTGGCCAACTTGTCTATAGTTTGTGTGGTATGACGTATAACTTCTAATATGTTATTGACATTAGCACTACCAAAATCCAACACGTAAGGTTTAAGTGCAGGATCCATACCATTGGGCATGGTTATAACACCACCGGCTCCTGAACTTACATTGAC